CAGACGACATAAGCTAGTCGAGCTTGAATACGACATGAACAAGTTTGACCAAGAGTATCCTAAAACTCTTGATGAGTGCTTTCAGGCATCTGGTGCTGGTATATTTGGTAAGGTTATATTTGTTCCTGAGCGGGAGTTGTGGGTGGCTTCTGAGTCAGACCACAGACTTATGCTATTATCTCCTCACCCAAAGATAGGCGAGCATTATATAGTAGGTGGTGATGTATCTGCTGGTATTGGTAAGGATAGGTCTTGTGCTCAAATCCTTCATCAGAAATCAATGGAGCAGGTTGGTACATATAATTCTGATATTATACCTCCTGATGAATTTGGAATGAAGCTTATTGATATAGGTAAGATGTTCAATAATGCCTTTATTACAGTTGAAGCGAATAATTATGGAATCACTACTCTTGACCATATAACTATGATGGATATGGATGAGAAGACTGGGGTTGCAACTGCTAGATATCCATTAGAACTTATATACTTTGAGGATAAGGCTGCTCCTAGAGGTGCTAACGAGATACAACAACTTACATCTTATGGATTTAAAACTACTGAGAAATCAAAGCCATTTATTATTGGTAAGCTTAGAACTCAGTTAGCAGTAGCTATTGTTCTACACAATAAGAATACAAAGGCTGAGCTGTCTACCTTCATTGAGAGTGACTCTGGAAAGCTCCAAGCTGAGCAGGGCTGTTTTGATGATGAGGTTATGGCATTAGCCATGTGTGTTATAGGTATGTTTAAATCTCCATACTATACGGAGGGTACTGTAGTAGCAGTAGTAAGAGGTACTGATAATCCACTTGCTATGGCAAATGTTATTAAAGAGTTAAAGAAGAAGTCTATGGGAGACTTTCCTATCAAACCACAAGTTAACACTGACCTAGAAGATAGTGGTGGTGCTTATGCTTGTAATGATATTAAGGGTGGTGGAGTTATCCCAGGTCTACCGATTGTATTCCACGAAGGGAGCTACGACTAATGAAGTTTTTATTTTTATCAAAAGATGGTGATGGTCTAGGACTAGCACAACGTATTGTAGATGAGGGGCATTCCGTAACTATGTATATCGTAGACACTAGCTATAAGTCAGCAGGTCTTGGTATAGTTGACCGAGTTGGTTCATGGCGCCCTTCTCTGGCTGAATCGGATATAGTTATATGTGACATGGTTGGCTTTGGTAAACATGAAAAGATGTTTCGTAGAATGAACAAGCCTTTATTCTCCTGCTCTCGAGTCCTTGAACAGGCTGAGCTTGATAGAGAGAGGGGAATTGAACTATTTAAAAAGGCAGGTATTAATGTTCCATTTACTATTACATACAATAATCCTATGGAAGCAAAAGAGTTAGAAAATACATGGGAAACTGGCTATGTAATCAAGCCTCATGATAACGCATCTACAGCTAAGACATTAGTTGTTCGAGACAAAGCTGCTTGGGATTGGGCATTGAGTCTATACGCTGGAACTATAACCGTTCAACGAATTGTTGAGGATGGAATTGAGGTATCAACTGAGGGATGGTTTAATGGTAGAGGATTCATCAAGCCCTTTAATCATACCTTTGAAGAGAAGCGATTAATCTCACAGACGTCTGGATCGAATACTGGTTGTATGGGGAATGTAGTTATCAATGCAAAGGATGGTAATAAGTTAACATCTGAGACTGTCATGAAGCTTGAGCCTATTCTAAAGAAGATTGCATACAAGGGTCCTATTGACATAAATGCTATAGTTACAAAGGATGCTGTTCATGCCCTTGAGTTTACATCACGATTAGGATATGATGCTATTGAAGCTTTGATGGAAGGTCTGAATGAGCCTATCTCTGATGTTATATTTGAAACTGCTGTTGGAGTCAAAAAAGAAATGGCTCTAGGCTCAGATCCAATGATTGCCGTTCGCTTAAGTAAATCTCCTTGGCCTATAACAGACCCATCATCAGATGACTTTGGTATGCCAATCCTTGGAATTGATGATAGTAACAGGAAGCATATATTCCTGACTGATGCATATAAAGAAAATGATGGTATATTCTATGCAGCCAGTGATGGAGTTATAGCTAAAGTAACAGCTCATGCAAAGACTGTTGCTGATGCACGAACTCGAGTATATCGAACTATTGACTCTATTAACTATCCTGATAAGCAGTATCGTTTGGATATAGGTGAACGAGTTCCAGAAGATATGAAAAAACTTAAAGAGTGGAATTGGTTATGACTAACGGCTATATAAAAGGGAAGCCTGATGTAACTTGGTGGCTACAGCAGATACATGCTGGCATTAAGTTTAGAAAGAAACTAACACATCAAGCCAGATGGGATACTTGGCGAAAGTATTATGGTGGAGATTGGAACAGTTCAACGCTGCCTGTTAATCTATTCTTTAAAATGGCTCGAACGGTTGTGCCTAGAGTATACTTCAGAAATCCTGGCATTAGTATTTCTCCTGCTAAACCTGGCATGTTAAACTGGGCTTTTGCTCAACTGCTTGAGAGGATTGATAATAAGCTTATGAGGCAGATGCGTCTCAAGAGCACCTTTAAGGATATCGTTGGCAACAGCTGGTTCTTCTCAACTGGTGTAGCTAAGGTAGGTTTTGGTGGACAGTATAACCTTAATACAGAAGATCATGGAAAGGCTGCTCCAACTAATAGATCTGGTTATAATGTTGAGGCTGACTTTCATGTACAAGATTATATGCCGTGGGTAGACTCTGTTCATCCAGGTAATTTTATTGTACCTGACCAACTCGTACGCTTTCATAAAACGTCTTGGTGTGCTGAGTGGATTCAACGACCGCTTCAGGATGTAAAGGATGATACTAGATTTAAGAATACATCTGACTTGAAGGGTTCAGCTATGTCTAATCGTGCTGACTATTCAAATGAGTTTAAGACTCCACGTGATATCAACGTGTTGGACTTGATTGAGATTCATGATATGCGCTCTGGTAAGGTAATAGTCATTGCACCGTTTGCAACCGACCGAGTGTTATACTTCGGTGATGATGATATGCAGTTTTTTGGTCGCCCCAACTATATGCCTGTTATCTTCAATGAGCGTGACAATGCTTTTTGGGGAGTGCCAGATTCAAAGATACTAGAGCCAGAGCAGCTAGAGATTAATGAAATTAGAACTATGATGATGATGCACTGGAGATTATCAGTAATGAAAGTTCTATATCAGAAAGGTAAGGTAGACCCAGCAGACATTCAAAAGGTAGTTGATGGTGAGATATTGTCAGCTATTGGAGTTATCGGTGATGTTCGTGCTGCTGTTACTATAATGCAAGCTGGGGATATTCCAGATAGCTTATTTAAAGCAGACGCTATCATCAATCAAGATGTTAGAGAGTCTCAAGGTTTTAGTCGTAATGAATTTGGTGACCATACCCCTGCAAGCTCAAGAACAACTGCAACTGAATCAAAGATAGTTAAAATGGCTAGTGAGATTAGAGTTGATGAACGTAGGGATATGGTTGCTGACCAGCTCCTTGAGGTTATGGAACATACTAATCGAATAATATTTAACCATTGGGATGAAGATCAAGTTGTTGATATAGTAGGACCTTTAGGAGTTCCATTGTGGATTAAGTTTAAGCCTTCTATGCTTAATAGTGGTGCGTATAACATTAAGATTGACCCTGATACTTCTCTTCCTGAAACAAAGGATTCAAGGCAGGCTAAGGCTACTAATGTATATAGTATATTAAAAGACAACCCTCTTATTGACCCTATCAGACTGACTCGATACTACTTACATGAGTTGCATGGAGTTCAATTTGATGATATGATGCGTGGGTTGCCACCTGGAGCTGGTGGGCCTAGTCAACCGCTTGAGCTTGAGCAGTATATTAGGATGGCTACACAAATATCTCAGAAAGCACCACAAGCTTTAATATCACCTAGGCAGGATGTAGAATGATATATAGACAGTGTAGAGATTGTGGAAAGACTTCAGTAATGCCTACTGTTGAGTGTGAGTACTGTTATAGTACAGTTAGCTTTCCAGAGGCAGCTAGTGCAGCTCACTCTATATCTGTATTCGAATCGGGATATTATCGTGATATAGATTACGAACCAGTCTACTGTAAAGGTCGTCATGACTTACAAGCAGAGACTAGAGGACGTGGGCAAGTGTCACCCTACGCTGAAGACTAATGGAACATTATGTTCCATAAGTGACATACCGTTAAATAAGGAGACATTCATATGTCTACGGACGTTATAAAGAAGAAGGTTAAGCACACTAAGCACACTGTTCTAATGCAAGTGTTTGAAGATAACGAAGTGGTTTTTGAATTCACTGGTATTGATGGGTTTGCGGCAGGTCGTATGCAAACTTATCTGAGTCGTGCTACTCGCTACTTGAAACAAGAGCAGGGTGCATTAAGATTTGCTGCACAGAAAAAGGAGCGTGAAGCTATTGCTAAGAAAGCTGAAGATGATGCTAAAAAGGCTTCGGCTGAAGCTGAGAAACTTAATGATGTAGTTGACTCTGTTAAGAAAGAAATTTACACAGCAGGCTGTAAAGCTGATCTGTTAATTAAACTCCAGAATGCACTAAAGGCTTCTGGTCACGCCAATCCTAATGAAGGGGTACTAGATTATGTCCACGAAATTGAAAGAGCAAGAAGGAAAGGAAGGGAAGGAAGCGGAGGAAGCACTAGCAAAGTTACCTCCAGAAGTAGCAGCAATGCTGGAGGCACAAAACAAGTCGAATCAGGAGTCTCAGGAAAAGATGACAAACAGCCTGGCGCTAATTCAAAAGACGAGTCAGGATCACATGGAGAAGCTTTTAACAGGAATAAAAGAGACGCTGACCCCAGAAAAAAAGGTTGATGAATTTACTTTAGAGGATTCTGACCTCGAAGCTCTACCTAGGAAAGATTTTATGGCTCTCATGTTTAAAAATATGGGAGATATGCTTGATGATAAACTCAAGCCGGTTACAGAGAAGATTGATTTATCTGATGCTAGTGCTGTTAAGAATAGTATTAGACAACAGGTTGAGAAGTTTCAAGATTCTCATAAAGATTTTACAGACTGGAAACCTGAGTTGGCAGCGAAGATTAAGGCCAATCCTGGTATGTCAATAGACGACGCCTACGTGCTAGTACGCTCTGGCGATCCAGATAAAGCGAAGGAACTTGATATTAAGTTCGCAGATGGGGACATAAATGGTCCTGGTAAAAAGAAAGGTGAAGGTAAAGAATTTGGATCTATGAGGTCCTCAACAGGAGATAGAAGTGAACAACGGCATGATATGGACGCTGATGAGGCTGCTGATGCAGCGTGGGATGAAGTCATGGGCGAAGGAACAGATACCGTTGAGCATCTCTTTTAATGATTTGTTAACGCTAATATTAAAATAGGAGAAAGACATGTCTTTCAGAAATTTAACTCAAGGCCTTGACAATCTGTACACTACTACTTGGGAAAATAGACAGGACGGTTTAGCTGACCAGATTTTTGATGCTACTCCATTCTTCTTCTTCCTTCGAGATAAAGGTAAAATTAAGCATGTCCAGGGTGGTAGGTTTATTGCTGAACCTCTGCGCTATGCTAAGATGGATAACCCTGTATGGATTGGAAAAGGTGGAACGGTATCGCTAAACGATACTGAGTTTCTGACTGAAGCACATTTTGACTGGAGGTACCAAGCTGTACCATTAGTTAGATTTGGTGTGGATGATCAGAAAAACCGTGGGAAGTCTGCGGTAAAAAACCTAATGAACGCAAAACTCGATAATGCTATGGATACTGCTGTCGATGCATTTGAGACTCGACTGTTCGGCGATGCTGGTAGTACGATTACTGGCTTTGATGGATTACAGTTGTTAGTCGCAGATGATCCAACTACTGGTACTGTTGGAGGTATTGATAGAGCTACCTATACTTGGTATCAGAATAAAACCAAGGATCTAGTTAGTCTTTCCTTTGCTACCAATGGTATTAAAGAGATGCGTACACTCTTAAACGACTGTCGTAACAACTTGAAGTCTGATGCCCCAGACATAATTGTTTGTGGTCAAGACCCATATGAATACTATGAAGATACGGTAGACGATCGTCATAGAATCATTGGGTCTCAGAAGATGCTTGATGCTGGTTTCGAAAACCAGGCTTACAAAGGCATCCCTATGATTTGGTCTGGTAGTAATTCCGACCGTATGTACTTCCTGAACACTAAGTTCATCAGTCTCGTTATCGACCCTATCATGGAGTTTGAGATGACTGAGTGGAAGAATATTCCTGACCAACCTAATGACAGAGCCGCGCAAATTGTAACTGCGTGTCAAATGACTTTGTCTCGGGCACGCTGTCAGGGTGTTAT